CACCTTGGAACTCTCTTTGAGTCTGCTTTCGGTGTGGGGTGTGTATCCTGTCAGTGCCGGTCCCTCTTGCAGCATCAGATCCGTAAACCAAATTGAGCCGGAGCAGTCGGTGATGGTAGGCTTCACCGTAATGCTCACAACACGCATATCCTGCTTCTTGTTAATGACCTCTGCCAGTCGGATGAATGCCGGATTAGCCATCCAGCACCCACTTCATCTCACAGGGATGACCTACCCATCCCGTAGCCACAGACCCCGGCTGTAGCAAAATATCTGTCACATACAAGGTGCCAGTACAGTTGGTGATGCAGACTCGCACCGTGATGGATTTGACCTTTGAGAAGTAGCTTTCCGGGGTAATCTTCTGCGAGGTTTTAGAGAAATATGCCATAGTTACCTCCCATCAGTACAAGTCAATGAATCGTGTTTCTGTGCTGCCGTCCTCATATTCGATCACGACCTCAATACCAACCTGGGCATCGTCACTCAGCTTCTCCAAATTGTCCGAAGCAATCTGGGCAGATAGCGTGTAACTGCTGCGGTTGGATGGGTAGACGGTCTGTGCCAGACTCTTGGTCATGCCAGCCACGCCCTCGGCCTTAAAGGAAGCTGTGCCGGACGCACCATTCTCACCATCCGCTTCAAAGCCGGAACTTACCCAGTACGCCAGACCATCATCTGCACGGGAATTGCGGAGATGATTGAACGGCACCAGTTCACGGATGTCGTTATTGGAAACCATGCTCGTACCCTCAAGGGCATCTGCAATGGTATCAATGGAACTGACGGAGCTGCCCAGGTTCTTCAGCGTGGTGGAAAGTTCCAGCACGGTATTCCAAGGCTCCTGCAGGTTATACTCACGGCGGACGATACGGGTGGTGACCGAAAGCCCCAGTTCCTTATCTTCCACACGAACATAATCGCCCAGGTTCCAGGCTTCATGCTCGTAACCAGTGAGGACGGATAAGTCCCTCGCCTTCAGCACATAGGACACCGTTGGCTTGCAGTATTCCGAAATGCGCATGGCTGTAAACTCCTTCATCTGATACGGATTGGTAAACGAGGAGCAGTCCAACGTAGAAATTCGCACTTCTTTGCAGTAGGTGTAGTCCTCCAGATAAGGCTTGCCACTGTTGATGTCTGCAAAGGTCAGCCCGTCTGCGCCCACAGCATAAAGCCTCGTTACCAGGGAGCGAGTGTCCACCACACGCTCAATGCTTTTCATGTTCTTTTTATAAGCAAACAGCGCACCGCTGTCCTTGCCGTTGACGGTCAAAAGATGCACCAGTCGGTTCGGACAGTCAAACACCAGATCGCCGCCATGCAGGTCAGCAACGCTGCGGAGGATTGCCAGAGCGTTCTTCTCTGTGGAAGTCCAGGTACGCTTCGTGGTCACGGACACTGTACCAACGCTCCATTCCGTTCCGGCAAGGGCATAGGCCATAGCGGCTTCGGCGGTTTCTGCCTCGAACTTCTTTTCTTCCTTACGGACGGAAAAGGTCAGATCATAAAACTCCGCCTCCGCATACACCTGGGTAATGGTGCTGCCAGTGCTGTCCTTCACATCAGTGACGGTACGGATTTTATACACATCGTCAACAATCTGGATCTTCTTCTCATTGTCGATGTACTTGCGTTTCCCATCACGGTATGGAATGCAGAAAGAAAGCGTGTCCTCACCATTGATCTCGCCCGTAACAATGATGTCATAGGCGTTCTCCAGAATGGCTTCCCACGCTCCGTTATCGTCCAGCACCACAGGACGGGCATAACCGATTTTCTCATAGGGTGCTTTGGGAATATCATAAAGGCGCACATCCACCAGCTTGGGTGTTAGGCTCGTATCCGAAGTGGTCAGCGTGACACGGAATCGGATATAGTTTCGGTTCGGGGACTGCAGCTTGCCATCAGCGGCGATACCAATCCAGTCACTCCAATCTTCCAAATCATCGCTGGTGGAGGTTTCAATGTCAGTTACGGAAGTCGTACCAGCCACATACTCACTGGTCACGGATACCTTGCCTGTGCCGGAAAGATTACAGGCCATCGCCTTGGTGTAGACAATACCGCTTTCTGGGTACACGCCATCGGTCGCTTTCAAAGTCACACCGTTGACATTGGTCAGCGCATCCACATCGGAACTACTATCGCCACCGTTGCAGAGTAGAGTGGCTTTGAAATATTCCACCAGGTCATCTGCGGTCAGCGGAGAATCACAGTCCAGGAACCAGTCATCAAAACCGCCAGCGTAATAGTAGGTATCTGCGTGCATACCCATGACAAGGTCAGCAACGCAGGAACGGTTCAGTTCCCCAGTAAAGGTCAGCACATCGGACTTCCACACGATGCCGGAAGCACGGTCCCCTACCACATAGGTGAACTTCTTGTTGTTTGGCTCAATGACCCCAGCAATGAAATACCAGTCACCATTTACCAGCTTGAACGATGGGGTCAAGGACTGGTCGAGGATAAGGCTTCCAGCAGAGTTGTAGAGCATGATTCTGGGCTTGCCGGAATACAGTGACAGATAGAAAATTGGCTGCCCTGGGCCGTATCTGGTGTTGAAGATGGGGCAGAATGTATTTCCCACAGAATAAGTGGTCGGACACATCCAGCCACCCACGATGATGCGCTCACCGAGGTTTGCAAAAATACTGCCGTCATTGGTCACCTGCAGGTGGGTCTTTTCAGAGGTCGGGTTGTTGATATTGAACCGCAGCTGGCGACCCTTGGGGCTTTTATTTAGGTTTGCAGTCGTGCCAGACCAGTTGACGATGACCATTCTACGACCGTTGCCGGACGCATCAGCCAGGGCGTTATCTTCATCTGGTGCAGACTCGTTCATTCGCCACAGACCAGAGGCGGCATACTCTGCCGGAAACTCACCCGTGAAGTCCGTCTGTGTATTCAGGATTCCTTTAAGAGCCATGCCATCACCTCCATCTGCTCTTTGCCTGGATTTTCAGTTCGGTCAGAGCCGCATTGCTGACCTCGACCGTTACCGTGTTATCGCCCACGTGCAGGGTCGGGAAATTGAGTTCCTGCAGGTACGGCAAACCATTTCTTAAGGTATCTCCGTTTGCATCCACCACATAAGCGGTCATTTTATCCGTATCGACAATCAGAGCCTCGCCAGCAGACAAGGTGGCATTGACAATTTTGAGTTCAGAGCCGTTGGTGGTGATGCTGATATAGTTACTTGCCCCAGGTGTCATTTCGCCCTCGATGCGGTACAAAGGAAGCGATTCCACATTTCCGATGACACGGGCAACGGTGTGGGTTCCGGCTTCCGTGATGGAAAAGGTCTCGTCCGTAATTGCATAGGCGAAAGGGTTTGGGCAGAAGAACTTAAGCTCAAAACTGCCAGAGGAGCGGACGAGTCTTTCACAGTCCACCGCATCGTTAAGACGTGCCATGAAATACCTGTCCGGCACATCATCAAATATCAGCTGGCGAAGTCCCTGGACGGGGTCAAGCCATACAGCAATATCGTCCAGAGCCGACACCAGAGCAGCAAAGCTGTGTTTCGGGTAGATGCTGCAGTGGGCGGTGATCTCACGGTAATCGAAGTCCGCACCGAAATCTGCAACACCATATTTCCCTGGCACAGTGGTGGTAAAGTTACGAAGTTTACCACACACCTGCCAGGAGGTCAGTCGGGCTTTGATGCCCATGCTGGCCGAAGTAATATCGTTATAGGAAAATCCCATAGATCAAAGCCCTCCTTTACGCTGTAGTGAAATGTCCCTGTGCGCGGGACCCGCTTTGAATCAGATTGTAGAGTTCCTGGGAAATCTTACGGATGTCCTCTTCGCTTCTGACAATCATCTGCTGGATGGTGATAAGGGCACCGCCTCCAAAGCCAGCACCAGCCACCGTGTCGTTACGGTTGACCGTGCCGTTGACATTGAACTCCGTAGGAAGTGCCGTGGTCATATCATCCGCAAGGTTCTGCATGACATCGTTGATGTCCTTGCTCATGCCCTCTGCGGCTGCCACTGCATCCTTACCGTTGGTATTGATAGCACCAGCCAGACCTTCCACCAGCATCTGACCAACCCAGCCCATCTCCTTGGACGGAGACGCGATTCCAAAGAAGTCGCAAATTCCATCCCAGATAGAGGAAATCCAGCCGGATACCTTGTTCCAGAGCCAGGAAGCCAGGGACTGGATACCCTGCCACAGACCACGGACAAGGTTTGCACCTACGCTGGCAATCTGGGACACACCCTTGCCCAGCGCATTGACAATTCCCGTGATAATCTGCGGTATCGCTCTTACGATTTCTGCAATGATGGTCGGCAGGTTCTTAATGAGGGAAATCAGCAATTCCACACCAGCCTGTACAATCTGGGGGATGCTGTTTACAAGGGCATTGACAATCGAACCGATGATTTCCGGGATTGCACCCACAATGGTGGTGATGATCTCCGGCAATGCCTGGATGAGAGCCACCAGAAGGTCGATGCCTGCCTGTACCAGCTGGGGAATGCTGTCCAGGACCGCCGTGATGATGCCCTCGATAATCTGAGGGATAGCCGCCACAATGGCAGTGATGATTTCCGGCAGTGCAGATACCAGCGAAGTCAGCAGCTGTATGCCAGCCTGGATAATCTGAGGAATGGCACTGATGACAAAATCCACGATGGCCTGGATGATGGTAGGCAGAGCCTCAATCAATACAGGAATCGCTGTAAGCAATCCTTCTGCCAGACCCATAATCAACTGGAGAGCAGCATCCAGAATAAGGGGCAGATTGGAAATCAGCCCTTCCACAATGGTGATAATTGCCTGGACTGCCGCAGGGATAAGCTGGGGCAGAGCCATACCGATACCTTCCACCAGTGCCACCACCAGCTGAACGGCGGCATCCACCAGTAGGGGCAGATTATCAATCAAAGCCTGGACGATGGTCATCACGGCTTCCACTACCGCCGGAATCAGCTGTGGGAGCAGCGTGAGGATGGTATTCAGAAGCTGGGAAAACAGGTCGGTCACCGTCTGGAGCAGAGTCGGAAGCAGATCCGCAAAGGCATCCAGAAGCGCACCCGTCACCGTAGGCAGGACTTTCACCATGTTTTCGATAACAGGGGTGACATTCTTAATGACGTTCTGGAGCGCATCCACCATGTTCTGGCAGAGCAGTTCCATGTCCGCATCCGCATCACCAAAGCCCACCAGCATATTCTGGAGTGCTGCCTGCAGGGCGTTGATAGAGCCGGAAATCGTACCTTCCGCTTCCGCAGCGGTCGCTCCGGCAATGCCCATACTCTCCTGGATAACATGGATAGCTTCCACCACATCGGCATAGGACGAAATATCATACTCGATGCCGGAAATGGCCTGTGCATCCGCAAGCAGACGCTCCATCTCCGTCTTGGTACCGCCGTAGCCCAACTTCAAGTTGTCCAGCATGGTGTAGTTCTGCTTCGCAAAACCCTGGTATGCGTTCTGGATAAGGCTCATGTCCGTACCCATCTTATTGGCGTTATCGGACATATCCGTAATCGCCATATCTGCATACTTCACTGCCTTTTCCGTATCACCGCCCAGAGACTGGATCAGCGATGCGGAGAAAGAAGTGACCGTTTCCATATAGTCGTTTGCAGACATACCAGCGGTCTTGTAGGCATTGGCGGCATAGGTCTGGAGTTTCTGGGAGGACTCTTTGAACAGAGTATCCACACCACCGACCAGCTGCTCGTAGTCAGCATAGGCGGCGATGACTTCCTTGCCCAGAGATACAGCCGCCGCACCAGCAGCCACAGCCACTGCGCCCATCGCTGCACCGATGCCCTTTAGGACACTGCCCAGGGACTCAAACTTGCCCTTGGACTTGTCAGCGGAGTCGGCGGCATCATCGATTTCCTCGCCCATATCATCGGCACTGTCAGCCACATCGTCCATTTCACGCTCGGCATCATCCAGAGCAGCATTGTTACGGTCGAGTTCCCTCTCCATGTCGTTGAGGGTGGCCGTGGCATTGTTCAGCTGGATCTGCCACTGCTGTGTGCGGCGGTCATTTTCGCCGAAGGACTCCGCAGCGTTGGCAAGAGCCGAGCGAAGGGTCTCAATCTTCTGCTTCTGGGCTTCGATTTCCTTATTCAGCACCTGGTTCCGGGCAGTGAGGGCTTCCACAGAATTGTCATTTTTATCAAACTGGGACTGTACCACCTTCATCTCCGAACCGAGAACTTTGAAGGACTGGTTGATTTCAGAGAGGGCCTTTTTGAACTCTTTCTCGCCCTCAAGGCCAATTTTCAGACCAAAATCATCTGCCATCTATACCACCTCCTTCATCAGATGCCGTCTGGGATAATGTCATCGATGAACATCTCCCGTTTGGGTTTTGCCAGCCCGTTATACTGCTTGTGGCATTCCCATAGGTCGAGTAATA